TCCATTCTCGAAGTCACGCCCTACCTTAGAGCAAGCACGGTGCCAGAGGGGTCGAGGGGGGTGTATCCTCATAACACCTATATAGCTCAAGGGCTTATAACAGCCTGGGTGCTCGAGGGTTATGACGGCCTGGGTAACTCGAGGGAGACCAAGAGCTTAAGGCCCTAGCAAACCCCGTGCCTACCCCATTCTTACCGGGGTCCAGGACACCCGGAGTGTCCTAGTTGTGGTGTACAGACCCGGGTGGCGTCACCCCACTGTCGCCGTTTGGACTAAGGCGAACCGCGTGCCAGGCACGCCGTTCGCGTCACTAGACTTACGACGGAGGGCAAGCCGCGTGCCAAGACGCTCCTGGGTCCCATTGGAACGAAACGAAGCCGTGCCATGAGCCCCACAAAGGGCGTGCCATGAGACGTTTCATGGGACGCGCAACCTCAGTGTCCTTGGTTGGTATGGAGAAATTGCAAGGTGCTCAAACCCCTAGACTTACGATCGGCACGGGACTTGATACGTTCCGAGACGTAAGACGAACGGGTGGAACGCATAAGTCCTGTGTTTACAGGGGGTGGGGCGCTTTTGGGTCCTATTTGAACCCCTGGCGGCGCCGGCGCCCTTCGGGCGCCCTACGCAGAAATCTTTTGCTGTTATGAACTTCTATTTTCATGGCCTATTTTCACACCCAAGTTCGAACTTCGACTTTTGCTAAAAAACGACCGAAGCGTTTTGAAGCTGCTCAGAACGTCGAATTTACTTTTGAAGCAAAGTTCGAACTTCGGACTCATTTTCACCGAAAGAGGGGGGCCCCCCCTTCTACGGACTTTACCTTCGTCAAGTGGATTTGACTCTACGTAAACTCAATAGAATCAAGGGCTTGTGGAAGAAGAATAAGTAACTAACTCTCTTTTTTTTAACCTTAGTTAAAAAAAATTATTAAAAGGGTGTAAGGAGTAATAGGGAAATGCACTCATTCAGTCTTACCCCTTAGGGGCTATACTCTTTATAGAAGAAGAGGCGAAATTCAGTGCATTCAGGCCGGCCCCGCCTCGGTGGTAAGCGTTGAATCGGCCAGTTTGGGTAGGGGTTAGTTTTGTTAGGGCGGGGCCCTAACAGAGGTTCAAATGAGCGACAAGTGGGCGACTCGAGAGGAGGTCGCGGCGGAGTTCGGCATCCCGCTGGACAGGGTCGCGAGCTTCGTCTCTCGTGGGTTCAGACGGTACATCCCCTCGACCACCGGTAACCTCTACGACCTTCAGGCCCTGAAGGAGTGGGTCGAGGCGCACGACGGTGGAGCTGGGTCGGTCCGAGGGGCCTACACCAACAAGCGGGTGGCCCCAGAGCTTCGCGACGCCCTCGTTCAGGCGCGGGTGGCCAAGGAGCAGGCGATGGCGGACAAGCACCGCCACGACCTGCGGGTGAAGCAGGGGAAGTTCATGAGCCGCGAGGTCGTCCAGGAGCAGCGACTGGAGCGGATCGCCGTCGTGAGGGCGAAGCTCCTCGCGCTCCCCGGGAAGTACGCCGGTCGTCTTGCGGGACGCGAGGCGAAGGACGTCCAGGAGGAGCTCGACAAGGCCGTGAGGGAGGTCCTCGAGGCGTTCGAGGGTGGCGGCGGTGGTGAGAAGCAAGGAGCGGTGGCGTGATCCTGCGGGGTGGTGAGAAGCAAGGAGCGGCGGCGTGATCCTGCAACGACCGGTGGAGAGGGGCGCGGTGAGCGCTCGTTACTCTAAGGGCACGCTGCTCGTCCAGCTGGGAGAGGGCGCCGAGGAGGCGTGCAAGGCCACGGTGGTGGCCTACGAACGACGTCACGGCCTGGCCCTCTCCCTGGACCGCGAGCTCTCCTCGCACGTCCTGCTCTCCTGTTCCTGTGGGTGGGAGACGACCGGTCCGGTCCACTGGCTGAAGGCCCGAACCTCCTGTCCGTCGTGTGAGGGGAGCCTCTCCTCTCGAGACGTGGGTCAGGAGGTTCGGGTCTACAGGGCCACTCAGGCCAAGGCCACTCAGGCCAAGGTCACTCAGGCCTAAGCGTAACGGTGCGGGTAACGAGGGAGCAGTTGGAACGGTTGATCGAGGAGGTCCGGGAGTTGGGGGACATGACGCTGTTGTCGGCCCTCCTCGAGCTGCGCGAGCGGCGTCAACGAGAGGACACCCCGGAGGCGGGGTGGAGGATTTGGTGAGGTATGTCCTGGCTCCCCTCGTGGCCCTCGTGGCCCTCGCGATGAGCTGTCCCGCCTGCAACACGGAGGACTTCTCCTGCGTCTGGACGCCCGAGGAGCGTCAGGCGTGGGCGCCGCCTCGTTCTACGACCACCTCCGAGTGGGCCGACCGTCACCGAGAGCTCGCTCCGGGCAAGAGTAGCGAGCCTGGCCGTTGGAGGACCGACCGCACGCCCTACGGGCGGGCCATCATGAACGCCATGGGTGACCGCTGGACCGAGGAGGTGGTCTTCATGAAGTCGCCCCAGGTGGGCGGCAGCGAGTTCACCCGTAACGCGGTCGGTAGGTGGATCGACGAGGACCCCGCGCCCTGCATGATCGTCTTCCCGGGCGAGCAGAGCGCCCGTGAGAACCTCGACGAGCGCCTGATTCCGATGATCAAGAGCACCCCTCGGCTCCTCCGCCACATGACGCCGCGCTCGAGGGACCTGAAGTCCACCGCCCTGACCCTGCGGACCATGCAGATCTACCCGGCGCACGCCGGTTCGCCTCAGTCCCTGGCGACGCGGCCCTGTCGCTACGTGATCTGCGACGAGGTGGACAAGTACCCGCCCTTTGCTGGACGTGAGGCGGACCCCGTCTCCCTCGCGGAGGCCCGGACGCGGACCTATGGGCACCGACGGAAGCTCATCCTGGTGTCGACCCCGACCACCAAGCACGGTCTGATCTACTCCGCCTTCTCGAACTCCCCTTGTCGGCTCCACTTCAGCGTCTCCTGTCCTGGCTGTGGGCACCCTCAAGGTCTTCGGTTCGAGGGTCTCCGTTGGGGTGAGCAGGGTGACAACCCAAAGGGCCTCGGAGGGCCTTGTCCAGAGGACGAGAACGACCGTCTGAGGCTGGGGGACGAGCTCGAGGCCGGCAAGCACCCCGTCTGGTACGCCTGTGAGCGCTGCGACGGGGTGCTCTATGAGCGGGACAAGATCAAGCTCCTCTCCAGCGGCGTCTGGGTGGACCAGGAGGGCCTCGAGTTCGAGCCTGGACGGTCCGCCCGTGTGGCCTTCCACGTGTCCTCCCTCTACAGCCCTTGGGTGAGCTGGCGTCGGGTGGTCGTCGAGTTCCGCCGTTCGCGTAGCACGCCGCAGCTCATGATGAACTTCATGAACAACTGGCTGGGGTTGCCGTACGAGGAGGAGCAGGTCAAGCTCGACGCCGACCTCTTCGAGCAGAAGATGGCGAGGGGTGGTCCTCGAGGGGTCGCTCCGCCCTGGACGCGGTTCATCATCGTCGCCGCCGACACCGGCGCCGACCACGCCTGGTACACGGTTCGCGCCTGGGGCGACGGTTACCGTTCTCGGCTCCTGGACTGGGGTCGGGTGTGGTCTCTGGATGAGCTCAAGGGCCTTCTGGACACCAGCTACCCGGTGGAGGGAGACGTCCGACCGCCCGTTGTGCCCTGCCTCCTGGGCATCGATACCGGTGGCACCGGTGAACGGACCGACGAGGTGTACCGGTGGAGCCTCCAGGACCACCGGATCGCCTGTCTGAAGGGCCACGCGAGGCAGGAGGCGCACGCGCCGGTGAAGGCCAACCGCGTGACCTACAAGCCCCCTGGAGACGCCAGCCCCTACGACGTCCAGCTCAACCTGGTCAACGTCCACCACTACAAGGACGTCCTGGCGTTCCGGCTGCGACACGAGGTCAAGGGCGTCGAGCTCTGGCAGGAGTGTCTGCAGCTGGACGACGCCTACTGCCAACAGATGGTCAGCGAGCACAAGGTCTTGGAGCGTCAGGGCACCAAGATGAGGCTCGTTTGGCGTCCGTTGGCCAAGGGCGTCCCCAACCACCTGTGGGATTGTAACGTCTACCAGTGTGCCCTGGCGGACATGATCCGTCTTGACCGTTTCGGGGAGCTCAAGGAGCCCGAGAAGACGGTCGAACGGGCGCAACCTAAGCAACCGAAGCGGGCAAGGCCCAAGGCCGGTCTGAAGGCGCCCAACGGGCGTCCCTTTCTGGCGTCGAGGAGGTAAAGCGTGCCGAAGGCCAAGCAAGGGACCATCGAGGGACGGGCCAGGAAGGCCCAGCAGCGCTCCAAGGGGCTCTGGGTGGAGCTCCAGGAGCGCCGCGAGGGCGGTCGGTTCCTGCCTCGGAGCGTCGAGGTGAGGGTGCCGGTCCACCTGCGCGCCCGCCTGGTCGTCCTGGCCGAGAAGCTGCAGGAGCAGGGCCAGATCAAGGGCCGTAGGCCCTACCAGGAGACGCTCCTGTACCTCCTCGAGCGCCTGGACGGTGGCCTCTAGTGGGTGTCAACGGTTCGAGCAGCACCACGGCGGTCCGGAAGGCGTACGACGACAACGCGTCGTACGCTGAGGACAACAGCCTCGAGAAGGCCCGACGGTTCATCACCGCGTGTCGTATCCTGCTGCGGCGCACCTCGACGAACTCCGTCAAGGGCTCGAACCAGGTCACCCTGCGCGTCGATCTGCTCCAGGACGAGCTCGAGCGGGCTCAAGAGTGGCTCGAGGCGCGCGACCCGAACCAACGGCTCGGTCCGCGGGTCGTCAAGCCCGACTTCCGCCAGTTCCGTAGGGGACCACGCGTCTGATGGACTACTCCTCTCTTTACTCACCGTCCTCGGCGCCGTCCTCGGCCGGCACGGGCAAGTCGATCAGGGTCGTTCGTGCCCTCGATCAGCTGCAGCCCAGGCTGCGAGAGATGAAGGAGGAGTACAAGCTCAACTACTCGGCCAGCGAGCCGTCTAGGTTCCGTCGGACGCGCTACAACCTCGGCGGCACGGCGGACGCGCACTACCAGAACGAGTTCCGTTTCTGGGAGATGCGTGAGTACGTCCGCGACATGGACCGGAACGACCCGATCCTGGGCCAGCTGGTCAACCGGGCGCTCGACAACATCCTCGGCTGCGGCATGGAGCCGGAGCCCCTCACGGGCGACCCTGGGCTCAACAAGGAGCTGAAGGAGCGCTGGGGTGAACACAAGAACAACCCTCGTCTGGTCTCCTCCTCCTGGCGGTTCACCTTCTCGGACGTCGAGCGGCTCCTCCTGCGCCACTCCTTCGTCGACGGCGACGTGTGCGCCGTGCCTCACCCGGAGACGACCCAGCTGCAGCTCCTCGAGGGACAACGGCTGACCTCACCGCCGTCGTTCGACAACGTCGTGCACGGCGTGGAGCTCGACGTCGAGACCGGGCGTGTCCTGAACTACCACTTCCTCAAGAGCAACCCCGGCCAGCACCAGGTGCGTCTCCGGCGCGTGCCGGTGAGCGTCACCTCGGACATGCTCACCAAGGTGCCCGCGTTCGACGCCCTGGGTGAGCCGCAGGTCTACCACGTCCTTGATCCCGATCGGATCACCCAGCATCGCGGGATCACGGCCTTTCACGCCGTCTTTGACACCCTGGGGATGCTCGAGGACGTCAACTTCGCTCGACTCGTGCAGCAGCAGGTGGTGAGCTGCATCGCGGCCTTCATCACCCGTACGAGGGACTTCCAGTGGGGCAACCGGGAGGAGGAGACCGAGGACGACGGGACGACCACCTACTTCGAGGAGCTCTCGCCCGGCCTGACCGCCCGTTTGCGCCCTGGTGAGGACATCAAGGGCTTCAGCCCGAACGTCCCCAACCCAGAGTACCTGGACTTCGTGGCCCTCATCCTGCGGATGATCGGCGCCGCCCTGGGGATGCCCCTCGAGCTGGTCCTCCTGGACACCACGAAGACCACCTTCCACGGCTACCGAGGTGTGCTCCAGCAGGCCCGAAAGAGCTTCGAGCGCAAGCAGAAGTGGTACCCACGGCAGTTCCATCGTCCCTACTGGCGCCGGATGCTCAGGCACTGGTTCCCTGATTGGGAGACCAGGCTGCGTCGGGACCCGATGTTCTTTCGGCACAACTGGAAGACCGAGGGTTGGCCGTACGTCGACCCGAAGACCGACGTCCAGGCGGACAACGAGCGGCTCCGAAACGGGCTCATCTCACCCCGTCGTCTGCAGCGAGAGCGCGGTCACGACTGGGACGAGGTCAAGCAGGAGATCGTTGAGGACTGGGAGTCGGCCATCGACCTGGCGATGGAGGCCGCGAAGCGGCTCAACACGAAGCACGAGACGGACGAGATCAGCTGGCGAGACATGCTGAACCTCAACAACCCCTCTGGTCAGACGGTCAGCGTCGCCAGGGTCGAAGAACAGGAGGAGGACAGTGGAGAACAAGGTGGACGTGAGCGCGGAGGCCTACGCGAGTGACCTCTCGACGCTCAAGGGCCACGCCGACACGCTCGGCGTGCCGCTGAAGATGGTGCTTCGGCACGCGATCCGGCTCGGGCTGACCACGACCAGCCTGACGACGGAGATCGACGTCAACGAGAAGACCCTGGCCACGTTGGACAGCGATGCCGCGTCCTAGCGACCTGAAGGGCCACATCAGCGAGGGTGATCTGAAGGACGGCCTGGAGCTCCCGCAGACGGTCCAGCTCGAGGAGCGGCAGCTGATCCAGCTCCAGAAGCCCGACGAGGACGGTCGGCGGGCCTTCCTCATGCTGGGCTACACCGGCGCCCGTGTCAACCTGGGCTTCATCGACGCGGTCTTCGACCTCACCGGCATGGAGACGGCCGACCAGACCGTCATCTTCCGCCAGCACGACCCGAACCGCATCGTCGGGATGGCGAAGGCCGAGGTCACGGAGAACGTCACCCTCCTGGGTGAGTTCTTCGACACCCCCGACTCGAAGGCCATCCAGAACCTCGGTGACCAGGGGTTCCCCTGGCAGGCCAGCGTTGGGCTGCGCGCGCTGGAGGCCGAGCTCGTCCTGGAGGACGAGGAGGTGGAGGTGAACGGACGTCTCGAGCAGGGGCCGTTCGTCCACGTGAAGCGCAGCAAGCTGAAGGAGTCCAGCTTCGTACCGCTGGGCGCCGACGAGAACACGTTCGCCGTGGCCCTGAGTGATCAGGACGGCGTTTTGACCCTACACCCGAAGAAGGGAGAGGTGATGAGCAAGGAGAGCCAGACGACGCCCGAGGCGCAGGCGTCGTTGGAGGAGCGCCAGCAGGGGCTCCAGGAGGAGCGCCAGCAGGGGCTCCAGGAGGAGCGCCAGAGGGTGACCGACATCCTCGCGGCCTTCCCGGACGACCCGGAGTACGCCAGCAAGCAGGTCCAGGCGGGCGTCAGCCTGCTCGAGGCCAAGGCCGGCTACGTCGACAGGCTCCGGGACAAGATGACCCGGCAGCCGTCGCCGCCGCCGGTGCCCGCGATGGCGGGGAGCACGCACGTCCAGGCGGGTGACCCGATCACGGAGTGGCACGACGCCGTCCAGGTGAAGCTCAGCTCCGGGCTGAGCAACTGGGAGGCGCGTCGTCGCGTGGCCATGGAGCAGCCGGAGCTGCACAAGGCCTACCTGGACGAGTACAACCGGCGCACGCCGCGGAGGGGTGCCTGATGAGCGGTCAGTTCAACCCCCAGAAGACCCTCAGCTTCGACGCGGGCGAGGACCTCTCCCGGTACCGGAGGGTGAAGCTCTCCGGGGACTACGAGGTGTCGTACGCCGGTGCCGGCGAGGACAGCATCGGTGTCACGAGGGCGGCCGCCGAGAGCGGTGACCCCGTCTCGGTCCACCTCCCGCACCGGTTCGGGTCCATCGTCATGGTCGCCGCCGCGGCGATCACCCAGAACGACCTGGTCTACCCCGCCGCCGACGGCAAGGTGACCAGCACCGAGACCGGCCGGGCGGTCGGACGTGCGCTCGAGGCGGCGTCCGGTGACGGCAGCGAGATCGAGGTCCTCCCGATCCTGCTCGACAAGTTCAACGACGAGGCCAACGTCATCTCGCTGCACGACGACTTCTTCGCCTTCGACGAGGCGAACAGCGAGGCCGAGTTCATCCTCATCAACAACGACGGCGGCACGGTCGAGGTCATCGACGGCGTCGGCGGCATCCTCTCGATCGCCACCGGCATCACCGACAACGACCAGGCCTACGTGACGACGCCCGTCGAGGCCTTCAAGTTCGCGGACGACAAGCCGCTCTGGTTCGAGACGCGCGTGGCGCTGACCGAGGCCAACACGGACGACGCCAACGTCATGGTCGGCCTCATGGACGCCGTCGCCGACGACGCGATCCAGGACGACGGTGCCGGTCCGAAGGCCAGCTACAGCGGCGCGGTCTTCTACAAGGTCGACGGTGGCACGGTCTGGCAGGCCGAGGTCTCCGACAGCACGACGCAGACGGCGGTCACGCTCTCGACCGACACGTTCCCGGGCGACGGGACGTACCAGGTGCTGGCCATCGAGGTCATCCCGACGGGGACCAACACGGCCACGGTCAACTTCTACATCGACGGGACGCTCGTCGGCACGGCGACCGGGTTCGACTACTCGAACGCGACCGAGCTCGACGTCTTCGCGGGCGTCAAGGCGGGCGGTGGCAACGCCGAGACGCTGCTCGTCGACTACATCACGTGCAAGCAGGTGAGGTGAGCCATGCCGGCCCCCAGCAGTCCCTCGACGTTCCAGCGCCCCGATCTGGGGCTGAACTTCGAGGAGTTCGACCTTCGCGCCTCCATGCAGGGCTTCGTGGCCAACCGCGTCCTGCCCTTCCTCTCGGTGGCGCGCCAGACGGCGTCCTTCTCCAAGGTCACGCTCGAGTCGCTCCTGCGTGACGTCCGGACGGCGCGCGCGTCCGGTGCCGGCTACAACCGGCAGGACTGGGAGTTCGAGCAGGACTCCTACGCGACGGAGGAGCACGGCGAGGAGGAGGTCCTCGACGACCGCGAGCGGTCGATCTACTCCTACACGATCGACTTCGAGCGGATCGCCTCCCTGCGGGCGCTCGACGCGGTCCTTCGGGCGCGCGAGAAGCGCGTCGCCGACCTGGTCTTCAACGCGACGACCTTCTCGGCGAACGACGTCTCGAACGAGTGGTCGAAGGCCGCGGCCGCGACGCCCGTCCAGGACGTCAAGGACGCGATCACCTCGTTCAAGGGTCAGACGGGCATGCTGCCCAACGCGATCATCTTCAACGACGAGGTGATGCGTAACCTGACCCAGTGCGAGGAGATCCTCGACCGGATCAAGTACAGCGGCGTGGACGACCCGAAGCAGATCACGCCGCAGATGCTCGCGGCGCTGTTCGACCTCGATCAGGTCATCACGCCGTCCGCCGTCCGGAACTCGGCGAACGCGGGCCAGACCGCCTCGATCGCCGACCTCTGGGACGACGAGTACGCGATGCTCTGCCGTGTCCCGACGACCATGGACCTCCGCGAGCCCGGTCTCGGTCGGACGTTCCACTGGACCGGTGACGGCTCGAGCGAGGGCGGCACCGTGGAGCTGTACCGCGAGGAGCGGGTGCGTGGCGACGTCATCCGCGTCCGGCAGGACACCCACGAGAAGCTCATCTACACCGCGATGGGCTACCTGATGGGGAACATCACGGAGTAGCGTGGGCGTTCGTCTCCGTAAGACCGAGGCGCTCCTCGTGCGTAAGGCGCTCGAGGAGCGTCAAGCCCTCGTAGACCGAGGGAATAAGGTCCTGCAGGACGTGCTCGCCCTGGTCTTCGAGGACCGGGGCGAGCAGCTCCGTGCGGTGAACCTTGAGCTCCTGCCGGACGGCGGGGTGGTGCTACATGAGCGTGATCGGGGACGACTTCGAGGACCTCGCCCTGCCGATCCTCCTGGAGCAGCTGGGGGACGACCTGACGTACGTTCAGGCGGACGGGACGAGCCTGGGGACGGTCAAGGCGATCTTCAACGAGTTCGTGGGGGCGATCGACGAGAAGTCGAGGGCGATCTTCACGCTGAGCTCGTCGGACGTCAGCGATCCGAAGAGGGGCGACCGGCTGACACTGAGCGGGAGGACCTGGAGGGTGATCGACGTGCGAGCTGACCAGGCCGGTTCGTTCGAGGTGCGGTGCGACGCGCCGCAGGAGGAGGTGTAGGTGGCTAGCCCTACCTTCGCTGAGGTGTGGACGCAGATCGGGCACGTCGTGCACCAGTTCGAGGAGCTCGACAAGTTCTGCAACGCCAACAGCGACAACTGGAACGGTATCGAGGACTCCCTACAGGCCGCCCTCGAGGGCGAGTACACCGGGGAGATGCTCAGCCGTAGCCGGCAGAACCGAGAGGCGTTGAGTCGGGTCCTCTCCCCGACCAACATCCGAAACACGCTGGTCCCTGGTCTGCTCGAGCTGGCTCGGGTGATCGGGACGCCGGCGCGTGACCCGTTCGTCATCATGCGGAAGCTCCGCGAGTACATGGACACCAACTCGGAGTCCGTGAACTCGGGGGCGCCGAGCTATGGTGACCCCTCGGGCGCTGGTGGCAACACCGGTGACGGGGACATCCAGCGGCTGACGGTGGACAAGTACGGGGAGAACCTCGAGGGGCTGTTCTCGGAGGACAAGACCGCCACCTGTACCCGTGACCAGAACCAGGTCGACGAGTTCGAGGAGGTCTTCCTCTTCGAGGGAGAGGAGCCCGAGCGGGACTTCACCGACGTCCAAGGGAGCGGGATGTCGGTCAGCGTCTCGGCCCTTTCGGCCCGAGGCACCGCCAGCTTCGTACAGAACCCGTCGTTCTCGACGTTTTCGGGGACGGCTCCTACCACCGGCAGTCCGACCTCTGCCAGCTCGGTAACCGACTGGGCTGGCTGGACGCTCAACAACACCAACGCTGAGGCTGACGTCGACACGGTCTACCGGAACGACCCTGACACGACGACCGCCCAGTCGATTCGGTTCACGGACAACAACAAGGCCGACCAGGTCCTCAAGGACACCACGCGGGCGCGCTTCCAGAAGAACCGTCCGGTGTACGTTCAGGTGGCGGTCTATCGCGAGTCGAACTGTGACGGGACGTTCACCCTCCGTTTCGGTGGGGTGAGCAAGGCTGTCTCCATGTCGGGCCTGACGAACTCCGCGTGGAACATCGTCTCGATCGACCTGGGGACCAACAACTACTTCGAGAGCTTCAGCGAGGCTGACCTCGACGTCGAGCTCGAGTTGTCCGGTCGGTCAACTGGGTCGGTCTACGTCGACGACCTGATCGTCGACTACTTCACGAACGTCGACGGGACGTACTACGTGGTCGTGGGAGGTCCGACCAGCTTCATCGTCGACGACGAGTTCACCTGGACCGACACCATCCACTCGACCCGCGGGATCATCCAGTATTGGTTCTGGAGGGCAGGTCTCGGGTGGCTCAACGCCGACAACTCTACCTCTGAGACCATCAGCGACCCCTGATAGATGGGCGCCAAAGACGCTGACCTTGTCCTTTCCCCTGCCGGGACGCTCTACACGGGCGTCACCGGCGCCCCTGCCGACTGGGCGACCAACGGCACGTCGCTCGGGGTCTATGACGACCTGGTCTTCATGCCCAACGTGGCGAGGCACCGTGTTCGCGGGTACGAGGACAAGTTCAACATGCAGACGACCGAGGTCATCTATCTCGGTGAGCACCCGGTCGTCGCCGTGAGCCTGCGTCAGTGGGACGATGACGTTTTGACGAGGGTCTTTCCGAACCGTGAGAACAAGGGGTATAAGCACCCTAGCGTCGACCCGGGGACGCGGTTGTCGACCTCTCACTCAGACACCTTGGCCTTCATCCCGGAGAACACCGACGACTGGCCGGTGCTCGTGCTCTACAACGCGATCTGCCTCCTCGAGGAGGACGCCGAGGTCGTGATGATGGCCATCCAGGAGATGGTCCTGCAGGTCGCGTTCGAGTGCCTGGCCGACGATAGTAACCGGGTCTACAAGAAGGACCTGCTCGCCAACATGCCGACCTTGTCATGAGACACAAGAGCGTCTTTCAGTTCAACGCCGACGTCGACCCTCAGGAGGTCGACGAGGCGACGCTCTACGCCCAAACGGCGGTGCAGGCGGGTGTGCAGCTGACCCTGTCCGACTGGCTGTCGCTCAGCCCAGTGGATCGTGTGGCCTGGGCCTCCGCGAGGCTCAAGAGCGACGTCGAGTGGGCTCTTGATCAGGCCCACCTGCACTACGATCTGGAGCTCGGCCGGGCAAAGCTGCTCAGCCGGATTGACGGTGGGGAGGGATATAAGGGACTCAAGTTGCGACGTCTTGCCCAGCGCGTGAGCGAGCGGGCCGTTAGGAGGCCGCGTGGCACGACCTAGGGGCAGTGGTCGGGACTTTGGCGGCTCCCTCAACGCGGCCAACCGTAACCTACAGGGGTTCAACCGGAACGTTCGACGGTCCGCCAACGTCGCCGGTGACT